TAACCTTTCATATTTACTTCTCCTTTTCATTTATTATTAAAACCCTTATCCTTTTCTAAACCTTATTTACCGTGAGTCTTGTCTATTAAATTATGAAGGACATTAGACGCACGATGTAAGATAATAGCTAATATAAACCAATCTATATAACAATGAACTATATCTATATTATTTAAAAGCAATATAGATGCTAACATACCGGACCACATTGAAAAACAGTAACCACAATCTGCTAAATTATGTATCCATTTAAACAACCAGTTACTTTGACCTACGAGAAATAGCTTTTCTCTAAGGGGGCTAAATAGTTCAGATTTTGTTACTATTTCCGTAACAGCTTCAGTTAATACTATAGCTGCCATAAATTTTAGCATCAAATACAAGTTAAACATTGTTCACCTATATAGAGTCAGATTAATATTATATCCGTTTAAAATAAACAGGGACTACCCAAATGTAGTAATCTGAATAATCCCTATTGTATGAATTTAATTATATTTGAATATTATAAGCTTCTGTCGATAATACCAAGACCCATCATTCTTGAGTCAAGACAGCCGAAACCAATTTCTGCCCAGCCATAAAATCCAGCTTTCTGGTGACGAAGAAGAGTTGGGTCGTCATGTGCTTCAAACTCTTTACGAATAGGCATTACCAGAGAGTCATTAACACTTAGGTCAAAACCCATTACCTGAGTTTCGCCCAGAGTAAGGATAGTACCATCAGCATTAGTAACGTTAGGATTTTCAATGGTGTAAGCATTATACTCTCCGCCAGCATTGGCAATGAACTTACCATAAGCTGAGGCATTACCATTGATGTTATAAAGACCGGTAGCACCTAGATGCTGGATCTCATGAAGTTTAACATTCCATACACTGCCCATACCTGAAGCTTGGAAAATTTCACGTCTGGTTACAGGGTCAATGTCTGTGTCGGTCCACTCTCTAATATCAGCTGCATCCTCAGGCGATACATAAAGATCCGTAAGAGTACGACCAATTCTTTTGAAACCAACAATCATTTTATTAATGAGTTCTTTAGAAAGATAACCTGCGCCAGTAGATGAAGGATTAATTTCATAAATAGGTGCTGGACGCGAACCCAGTAAACCTTTACCACTAAAAGAAGATGTAGCAGCTGGCATAATTACTCTCCATCCACACTCTTCTTCAAAATTGGCTAGATCTTTAGCAGCACGGGCAGCTGCTCTCTGAGCAATATCAATTCTTGAATCTCTTGCGTAACTAATTTTCCAATCTGCTGCGGTGTCGATAGAAAATGTTGGAATGTAAACTTCTTCACCGATACCTTCAATGAAATTCTGTGCAATGTATCCCAATCCAGGTAAGACCCAAACTGGAATCTCAAAATCTTCGGCAATAGGATAAACAGCCTGTGCACCAGGAGCCAGTTTCTCTACAGCGAAAAGCTGACGCATAATCGACTCCATTTCAATTTTCTGCAAGATTGGAGTTGTAAGAGCAGAAGCAAAAGCTCTGTATGCCTGGATACCTTCTTGTGTATGAATGTTAGCTGTTTCAGCGAACAATTTTTGCATTTCTTTTAAATCCATGATACAACTCCTCCTATGTAATTCTTAGTTTTGGAAGTACGCCGAAGCGTACCTTAATCCATTTATTTTATTTTTATTATACCAGAAGTTTAATTCTGATAGGATATAGAGTAGTGTTATTAATAGTAGCAGCACATTTAGCAGTGCTTGCGCCTTTGACTACACGAGCTACAACAGTAGTAGAGCAACGATCGCCAGTACCAACGTCACCAGTATTAGCGGTAGCGTCGCCAGTAGCATCAACAGTACTATTAGTTACTTTACCTTCATCAGCAGCGGCAAATAATGATACACCAGGTGCCATTTTTGTAGTAACTGTGCTTACACCAGCAGAAGATGTTTTAACGCAAGTATAATGTACTGTATCCCAAATACCAAGATGTGCAACACCTACTGGAACTGCTTTGGTACCAGTAATAACGCCAGCAGCACTGTAACTTGGCTGAGCAATAACATCACTAGAACCAAGGTCACCAGGCATATAGAAACCTACTGGGTGTACTTGATGATAACCGGTCTTTACTTTCTGCATAATAAAACCAAAAGGTGTATAAGCAGTAGCAGAGTAAGCCATTTTATAAACAATAGGCTCTTCGTTAGCAGCTGCTTCGTCTAGATATACTACTGAACCAGCATAAGCAACTACACCACCAACACCATTAGTTGATGAAGCTGTCTGGCTACCATAGCTACAATATTGGTTCTCTACAACAGGATGTCTTGGAATAAACATATCCTTTTTCCTCCTATAATTCAATTATTTTTCAGATTTTTTCCATACATTAGCCATAGCTTTGCCTAGATCAGCATACTTAGCCATTATGTCTTTGTTTGGTAAATATTCCATATTTAAAGAAGCCATAGCTGCCTGACCAGGGGTAATCTGAACCGGAGCTACTACATCTTCTTCAGTGCTTTCCAGTACCTTATCTGCTGCTTCTTTTTCAGCTGGTTCTTCTTTAGAAGCATCCTCTTCTGCTTTTTTAGCAGTTTCTTCCTCAGCCTTTGCGTCAACCCCAGCTTGAGCTTTACGAGCTTCTTCAAGCTCTTTGACTACAGCCTCCCTGATAGATACCAGTTCATCCTTATAAGATGCAAATTCTTCATCTGTCATTTCCTTAACTTTAGTCATCTGGGAATCTCTATCAGAACGGGCAACGCCAGCATCTTCAATTTCAACCATTCTTTTTTCTGCTGCCCTTTCCTTAACAATATCATTAAGCGCCTTTTCACTATCAGCCAACTTAACGTTAGCACTCTCCAACTCTACCTTTGCTGCCTCAAGCTCAGATGTGAGTTGTTGAATAGTAGCATCTTTTTCCGAAGCTTGAGCTTCAAATACCATAACTTCAGAATTTTTAGTTTCTAAAGCTGAAGTAAGTTCGGAAATAGAAGCTGCGGATTTCTGAAGAGCTTCTTCAGTCTTCTTACGAATATCTGCTTCTTCTTTCTCATTGAACAGGTTTTCCACAACTGTGGCAACCTGAATTTCTAATTCTTTATCTTTCATATGTTAAGCTTCCTCCTTGCTATTTTTAATACATATAAGCTGTTATGGTAACTTAACCGACCTGAAACATTTGGTACTATTACCTTTTCCTGAGCCTAAATAAAAATTGAGTAATTAATGAATTAAAGTATTACGGGAGATTTTGTGTAGCTCCAGTATTACCTCTACAAGACAGACCAGCAGCATTTAAATCACCACCAAGCATAAATACAAGAGCTACTTCAGTATCAGCTCCGGCAGCAGCACTACAATTAAGTGTAATTGTATTGTTGCTTGTATTAGCTGTAGTGTAACAATAACCTAAATTACCTTTTGGGGTAGCCACAACACTAGCATTTTCTGCCAGGTCATAACCGTGCCATTTAATACCGCTAGCTACCACTACTGAAGTTTCACCAGCTGCTACAGTAGCTGTAGTAGCCCACAAAAATGGATAAGCATGATTGTTACCCATATTGCGGTAAATAACTTTTGCATGATCATCACCATTAATTTTGGTGAGTTTAGGTGTACTTTTGAGGGTACCCTGTTGACCGATGTTTAAACTAGGCATTCTTTATATCCTCCTATCGTGATTGAGTTTTTACTGCCTCACGTAAAGCAGCTTCTAAACCATTTAAAAGCTCCTTGCGTCTGTCCTCTGCTTCCCTCTTTAGTAGAGCTTTATTGACGAAAGCCGCAGCCATGTTACGGACGTCTACATTACGTAAACAATTAACATCTGTGGTATCTCTACTGAATGATGTACACTTAGATGTGTAAGCAGAACACCAATCAGAAGCTTCCTCATTACCTTCTTTGTCAAAGATAAACCTTTTATAATTAATACAGATGCCTGTTGTGTCATCCATATTACCATCACGTGAAATTTCTTTATCAGCTTTATCTACAGTAGTGGAGGTTACTTTATTTGATGTATTTTTCAAACTACTGTAATCCAAAGTTATAACATCATCACTGTTATTTACCAAGTTATTTACATTACTGTTAGCTACTTCTAGAATATCGGAAGACGGATTAGCTGGATGTTTTACTATACCACAACCTGAAAAACATATACCGCGTAATACTCTAGCTACCTTACCAGCAGCTATTTCTTTGCCATCCTTAACAACACGAGCAGCCTTACCGAGTATACTGTTACTTGAGGATGCTAAACCTAGTGCCTCGGCTTCTTGTTTACTAAGCACTAATTCTCCTATTTTAATATCGTAATCCTGATAATAACATTCCATAGATACTGACGCCCATTCTTTATCAGCTATCTCCTTAGCTATATCTGGGAATCTACTTTTATACACTACAGCAGATACAGCAATATGCATATCTTGAGCGTCTAAACTAGCACTCTCTTTAGAGGCTAATTCATCTATACTTAGAGGATTACCTTTCTTGTCTATAAACGCCCTTGAAACCATATGTCCAATGATGGCTTCCTCTTCGTGTTCTACATCTAAAGCTTTGTTAATTATGGTATTTTCTGCGGCAACTAATTCACTAGGCATGAAATAAGCATGATTTAAATTCTCACCAGAACTAACTAAGATTGCCGATAAGTATTGGAGATCTACCTGGCGATTTTTCCCAGTAGGAAGTTCAATTACTTTGAATGCCTTAGCCTTCAAATCAGATGTCTCTTCTTGTAATTCTATTTTACCTTCTAAATAAAATTTATTATCTATAATATTAGTCATTTCAGCTCCTCACTTAGAAAATATTTTTTACATTTAAAACCTTTATGTTGTTTTCTTCGCCCGTTTGCTACAGATAATAAGTTACCTTTATTTAAATCATAAGTTCTACAAAATTTAGCCAAATTATTGACATACTCTTCATGTCCATCAGGGAACGTAATCACATAGTCCTTTGCTACTTTCTCTGCAAGAGCCTCGAAGACATGCTTAGGTGGAGTAATACCGTAACTATGATTTAACTCACCTTTTTTACCATACATAGGGTTTCTTTCTCCAGAATTTTTCTGGGATAGAAGTCTTCTTGTCTTCTCAGAACATAATCTCCCCTTCAAAGACTCCCCTATTTTCCTCTTCTGCTCATCTGTATGTACATATCCTTTATGAGATTCTGATAAATTCTTTCTATGTGATTCTGTTATTACATACCCTGTCATACCTCCTCCGCCTTCGGTGAGGTTATATCCTTTTGGATACATAGAGGAATACTGCTTTATATAGTGGTATTCCATACCA